TTACGCACCCGATTTGTTTATCATGGCAATTCATGAGGTAGATCAAGAGTACATAACCCAAACTTGCGATGAAATGCGCCGTAAAATGAATAAGGGCAAATAAATGGCTATTGAACGCTTTATCGATATTATAATTAGATCTGGTGACGCCGATCGGGAACTCAGCGACCTAGAACGGAGAATGATAAGACTTGGTAGGGGAGCTGATGGCGCGGCAAGAACGTTAGGTAAACTAACGAAGGTTGCGGCGGCAGTTGCAGTTGCAGTTGCCGCGGCGGCATCAGCAACGGCGGCAATGGTTAGGTCGTCGGCTGATGCTAGGCGAGAGACTGAGAAGCTAGCTAGGCTTGCAAAAGTCAGCACTGCCGAGTTCACGGCTTTAACATTCGCAACACACCAATTTGGCATCAGCGGCGAACAAATAGCCGACATATCAAAAGATATTGCCGATAAAGTGGGCGAGTTCTCAGCAGCAGGATCAGGAGCCTTTCAAGATTATGTCGATGTTTTAAAGCTCACAGAAGAAGCAGCATCAGCAGCAGCCAAAGAATTCCAATTCATGTCAGGGCCGGAAGTCATCCAGAAAATGGTCAATGAAATGGAAGCGGCTAACGTCACGGGCGCTCAAATGACTTTTGTGCTTGAATCGATGGGCAGTGATTTATCATTGTTAGCACCATTATTTGCTAATAATGGTGAAGAGATTCAGCGGTTAACTGGTGGATTCAACGCCTTAAATTCTGAACTTGCGATAACTTCACAGCAGTCGGATGAGCTAAGAATGGTCTCAGAAAACTTTGATTTGATGGAGGGTAGTGCGCGAGCTTCAAGCTTAGCCATTAGCGCAGCATTAGCACCAGCATTAAATGAGCTATTTGACAGTGTAATAAATACGGCCCCCATCGCTACGCAATTAATCATAGATTTTATAAACTCATTTAAGGACCCCGATCAACTAAACAGCATAAAGGCTGTCGACCGGGCAATACTTGACTTGCAAGCATCAATATTAGTGCTTAGAAACTCATCAAATCAAAGTGATTTCAGAAGTAATCAAGATGTCATTATCGCAAAAGAGAAGACGATAGCCGAGTTGGTGTTAAGGCGGCAGGAACTATCAGCGCAAACCGATGTTGGTCCGTCTGGTGGCGCACCTCAAGGGGTTGGTGATGCAGGCGGCCAAAGAACCGAAGAAGACCAGAAAAAACTAGATGCTGCCATTGCCTTCTTTGAGAAAGAGCGTCGATTGACCGAGCGACACTTAAGAAACCTATTTGACCTAGAAAACAAAATAACCACAGAGGCTATCGTAAATGAAGAAAATAGATTTTTAGACAGAACCGCGAGACTGCAAGCTAGGCAAGAGGCTGAACTTGAGGCTCTAGGTACTGACAACGCAGCAAAGAAAGAGCTAACTGACGCATTCAATGAGGCAGAGAAAGCTGCGCTAAAAGAACATGAAACCATATTGACAGGCATAAAAACAACCGAAGATAAAAAACGCACCGAATCCGAAACTAATGCCGCACGAACTAGATTGAAGTTAGGAGCTAAGGCCATTAGCGATTTCGCTGGCTTATCAAAGAAAGGACAGAAGATACAACGAAGATTACAGCAGGCAGATATCATAGCAAGCACAGCGGTCGCGGTTGTTGACTCGTTTAGAAATGCGGGCGGCTTCCCTCTTGGTATTCCGGCGGCAGCGGCAATGGCGGCGGCTGGTGCGGTTCAGCTTAAACAATTAGGCGGCCAAGGTGGCGGAGGCAGCATAGCATCGCCAACAGGCGCGGCGGGTGGAGCACAGCCATCGCCAACCGCAACAGCGCAAGACTTAACGCAGCAAACAAGAGCCATTGATATTAGGATTGATGATAACGCCTTGCTTACTGGAGCCATGTTTAAAGAGGCGCTTAATAGTGTGTTAGAATCAGATTCGGACATTGCAATAAATATATCTAACGCACAAGCTGAAGCTGTTAGAACAGGGGCTATTTAATGAGCGGTAATACCTTAGTAGTTGACACAAGTCTACAGGCAACGCAACAGGCTAATGATTTTAGCGTACTTGGGTTTAGGACGGTGTTGATAGGCTCGACCATTACGGGTGAGGCCGAAGATCCGCTTTTTCCATTTGCTAACGCGGTCGACTTTAGGGATAACACTAAATACAGCCCGTTAGTCGCTAGCGGAAGTGTTGTTATAACGTTTGCTCAAACTGCCGCAACTGATATTGATTATTTCGGGTTTGCGATTCACAACTCAGAAGAGGCAGCCCTATCTGGCCAACTTGAAGTTGATTCTGGGTTTGGGTTTGAGGTTGTTGCCGAGTTTAACGGTTTAAAAAGCAACCGGCCATTTCTTAAGTTTTTCGGAACCAAGAATTCAATACAGCAAAGGCTAACTCTCAATTTTACCTCTAAGCTATTTATTGGCACAATTTATATTGGTAAGGCTGTCGTATTTAATCGCACGCCTTCATTGGGATTTCAACCAGCAAGATTTAGCTCATTAGATACAGTCGAACAATTCCGAACTGATGGCAATAATTTTATCACTGGCAGAAGGGAAACGAGAGGATTTCAATCTAAGGCAACATTTAGATTTTTTAACTTCACTGACATCGAAGAAATTTGGGTTGATTTCTCCGATCACGTCCTTGACAGTAAGCCAGTATTTTTTAAGTGGTCAAACGTTAAAGATCAAGTGGTGTTTGGCATTCAGCCAGCAAACCGATTACACAAGCCGAGTTATGTAACATCTAATCACAGTGACGTAACTTTTGAAATTAATGGATATGCATAATGTCGTTTAATGACTTAAAAATAAAAGCCGGTCAGAAAATTGTAACGATTGGTGATGTAGAGTTGGACAGATGCAGGCACACTACCGCTCAATCCGTGCTTGATGGCGCGATAACTATAAGCGACTCACTAGCACAAGGCGCAACAACAACACTTGCCATAACAGGCGGGACGGCTTTAAACTTTGTTAACTCAACGCCTTTTATATTGTGGGATAGCGAAATAATTAAGGTTACTGTTGATTCAAATATTCAGCTAACGGTGATTAGCCGTGGTCACTTTGGGACAATAGATGTCGCTCATTCACCGAGCTCGGCGATATTGCAACACTTAGGCGAGGCTGACGGCTCATGTTATGGGACGCCTTTTACCTGTAATAGCCCCGACTCATTCGAAGCTAACACGAAATTGTTATTTAGATTCCCATCAACTCAACTTGATTTAGATCAGGTTTTTTATAATGGCTATGATAAGTGGACGCACAAAGCGGGTACTGTCGATCCTGGTCAGTCAATGGGTAAGAGGTCAGGCGCAACACTAACAATAAAAGATAGTGTTGATAATGATGTTTACGTGCCATACACGGACAGGCGCACAGATAGAGGGACATTGTTTACCAAGTTAATAGCTCGGCACCCTAATTTTGAAGGTCGCCCAATTAAGATACATACAGGCTTTGATCCGCTTGACCTTGATTTCACAAACTTCATTACCCGCGAATACGTTATCGACAAGGCTCAATTAAAAAACGGGCTATTTACCATTAGCGCCCTTGACCCGCTTATTTTATCTGATGATTCAAAATCAAAAGCACCTGTGGCATCCAAAGGCACCAACACGATTGCTATAATAGACGCAAGCACAACGATAACATACACAGGCGCGCCAGCCTTTGATTATGGCGTGGCAACCTCTAAAGCTTTCGTTCGTATTGATTCTGAAGTGATAGAATGCACTGTACTGAGTGATTTTGTTTTAACTATTGATAATCGTGCCATTGGCGGCACCGAACAAGCCGATCATGATGTTAACGCAACGATTCAAGAGTGCCTTGTATTTGACGATGTGAATGTTGTAGAGATAATAGAAACGTTATTAACAGACTTTACTGCCATACCATCAACGTTTTTAGATGATTACACAGCGGTTAAATCCGCAACATCAACAATCACATTAACGAGAAACATCAACAAGCCAACATCTGTTAAAAAATTAATTGACGAGCTGATTAAAAACGGTGACTTAACGATGTTTTACGACGAGATAACTAGCCTGATTAAAATCAAGCAGGTTGCGGACGCAGATATCGAGCCTATTAATATCAACGAAGATGATCACATAGGTCAGGATTCAATCGAGTTCACAAGAGATACTAAAAATCAGTTTACCCGGTACTCTGTTGCGTGGGGTCCAAACGATATAACCGAAGATACCGGAGAGGAAAACTTTTCAATAATATTTCAGTCAATAAACCTTGGCAATGAACAACCTGAATTTATCGGAGAGATTAACGAAAAGAAATTGTTTTTTAATCCGTGGCTAACTACGTCAAATGATGACGTAATAATAGGCACTTCAATAGCCCAAAGGGTAATCGATCGAGTTGAAGACGTGCCGATCATTGCTGAGTTCGATTTAGATGTTGAAAGTGTATTCTCGACACAAGGCGGAAATTTAGAGTTAGGCTCTATTATAAATTTATCTAGCGGTAGGGCCGTTAATGTTGACGGCACAAACAGAGCGGCAAACCATCAGGTTTTGAGTATTAAAGATAAAGGCGGCATGCGCTACAGAATAAAAACCAAGTTGTTTCAAGATCCACTGGCAGGGGTTAACGTCGATTTTACTATTTCAGATGATAAAGAAGATTATGATTTATCAACCGAGTTTGCCCCAGTAGCCGGTAATTATGTAATTCTAATTGATACCGGCGTCACAATAGGATCAACATCAACTTCTAACCCAGGGTTCACAACCGGAGCGCAAGCGGCCGGAGTTACATTTGATTTTGTGATAAAAGGTTCGATCCTTGGCGCGGGTGGCGCGGGTGGCGCGGGTGGCAGCGAAAACATCAATGTTGACACCACTGATTTTGTATCATTCACAACAGGATTTATTGGCCTAATAGGTGGTGACGCAATGGAATTAACAGTTCCGTGTACAATAAATGCTGGTTCCGGTGCTATATGGGCTGGCGGTGGCGGTGCAGCAGGAACAAGGATCGAACCTTTTATCACAAAATCAAATGTAACTC